GCGCACCAGGTCGCGGTCGATGTTGCTGGCCACGTAGGACGGGGCGGTGTATTGCTTGACCAAAATGGCGTTGGCCGCGCCGGTGGGCGTGGCGTCGGTGCCGGAGGTGGTCTCTACTTTGGCAAGGACAAGGGTGTTGCGTTCGTAGCGTGGCATGGTGGTGTTAGTCCAGGGTTGGGTTTTGGCTGCGGTGCAGCACGTCAAGGGTGAGGGTGGCGCAGGTGGTTTGCTCGGCGTCGGCGTCAAAGTCGTAGCTGATGGCCTGGGGCAGCACATCGGTGACCAGGCCGCCCAAGGTGGTGTCGGCTAGCACGCGGGCATAGGTGGCTGAGAGCAGTGCGTCCACTGCAACATCGGGGTCGGTGCCGGTGCGGCTGCGCACGTAGCATTCGATGGCAATTTGCGTGGTGATGTCCATGGGGCCACCCGCAATAACGCTGGGGGTGATGGTGGCGGTTTGCACGCGCACCACGACGGCGCTGGCCGTGTCTGCCGACAAGGGCCGCATGCGCGCACGAAAAATGGCCTGTGCAACCGGCGTGCCCGCTTGCAATACGCCCACCAGGGCGCCTACGATTTGGGCGGTGCGGGTGGTCATGGGGCGCGCTCCAGCAGCAAAGAGCTGATGCCGTTGGTGTCGGGCTGGTGCTCGGCTACCAGGTAGGCCACACTTTCCAGCACTACTGGCAAGCCCACCACGCTGGCGGGAACCTGCGCGGTGGGTAGCATGATGGTGGGCGCGGTGCTGGCCATGCCAGACGCGCCCACGCTGCCTGCGCTGTAGCCGTTGTTGAACAACACTGACACCGTCACGCCGCCCAAGGTTGCCGAGACGGCAAACTCTGCGGTGCTGAAGAACGGGGACAGGTCTTCGACAAAGGCCATGGCGCTTTAGCCCTCCAGGCTGGGCAGCTCTACCTGAGCGGCAGATTGGGCGGTTGCTTCGGCTGCAGCTTGGGCTTCGGCACGGGCTTGGGCTTTGGTCTTGCCACCTTCCAGCACGGCGGCGCCGGACTCTACCAATTGGGCGATTTGGTCACGGTCAGTGACCGTGAATGTGTCGCCTTCAGCAAAGTCTTTGCCGTCGTGGTTGATGGGGTGAAGAGCAGTGAGCTTGGGCATGGTGCTGCTACTCTTAAGCCACGGCGTTGGTGATCAGGTAGCCCGCGTTGACGGCGGCGATGACCGGTGCCTCTACCCGCGTGACGGGTGCAAACCAGCTCTTGGGGTTGCGCTCGAAATACGGCTGCTCCACGATGGGGTAGCTTTGCAGGTTGTAGGTGTAGCCATACGAGGGGTTACCACGGTCGGCCACGGTGCCCAGCTCGGTATAGGCGACCACAACGTCTTTGCCCCACACGTCGGTAATGGTAGTGCCCGCATCGTTCATGTAGATGCTGTCACCCACCAACACGCGTTGCACGCCAAACAGGCTTGCCAAAATTTCAGTAGTGGCAATGTCGCGGCCGGTGTACTTGAGGCGGTCAACAATGATGGGGTGTTGGCGCAGCTTGGCCATGGTGGCGGCGCCCATTACCACGGTGTTGGGGCGCTTGCCGATGGCTGCACGAACGGCCTCTTTGGCAGTTTCAATGAGCGACACGGGGTTGCTGGTGCCCGAGTAGTCAGACCACTGGCTGGTGCCGCTGAGGGTGGTTTTGTTGGCAGCCTGGTAGCTGGCGGCAGTGCGAGCTAATTGGGCCTGCGCGTATTCCAGTTGCAGAGCCATAACGGCCATGGTTTTTTGCACAGTCATGGCCATGATGTCCACGCCGGGGCCTGCGGGGTTGTTGGCAGACTCTTGAATGTCTTCCAGCGGCAGTTGGCCTTCCAGGCTGTAGTCAGCAAGCGCATAGGTGCTGCTGGCATAGCCAAAGCGCAAGCGGCGGGTGTTGGCGCCCGGCGAACGGGCGTTGCTGTAGAGCATGAAGTCTTCTTTGTTGAACGACAAAATGCGGCCTGCGCGCACGGCTACGGGCACCGTGGGGAACAAGGCGCCACCTACAAAATCACTTTGTTTGAAGCCTTGGGCGATGGTGGTCAGAACCGGGTCAACGACCCGGACTTGGGAGAGGTTCATTTCAGCCATGGTGTTTGCTCCTGGGGCTTAGTTGGGGAGAAGCAGGATTTCGACAAAGTCGCCTGCGTTGCTTGCGGCAGTGAGTGCGCGGCCAACGGACACGCCAGAGACCTTGGTAACCACTTGGGTGACGGTGGTATGCACTTCGACCAATGCGCCAGCAGAAATGGCTGCACCAGCCACTGCAATGCAGGTGCCCAACACGCGCACGGTGACCACGGGGTCAGTAGCAGCGGCAGAAACGGTGGTAAAGCCCAACACGTTGCCCGCTGCAGTTGCAGGGGCGCCAGTGGCTTGCACGGGCTGGTACTGGGCCAGCGCGGCGGTGGGTTTGACCGAAAGGCTGAGGATGGGGAAACTTGCGACGGCCATGGTTTAGGCTCCTTGTTGAACGGCTTTGATGGCGGACAGGTAGTCCGTGCCGGGGTGTTGCGCTTGGTAGCGTTTGGCTGCTTGGTCAAGGCGAGCGCTGTTGGGGTCAACTGCAAAGCCGTTGCCATAGACGTTGGGCACTGCTGCGGGAGCTGCGGCTTGGGGCTGGGGAGCGTCGAACACGGGCGCGCCGGTCAGGGGCAGCGCAGCGGGTGCGTCAGACGCCAAAGCGATGGCGTGCTTGCCACGCGAATCGCGCTCGGCTTTGATGATGGCCATGGCAGCATCGCCAGGGGTTTTGGTGCCGTCGGCTTTGAGTGCGGCGATCAAGGCCTCGTGGCCGGGGATGGCCTGGGCTTCAATGCCTGCGATGCGTTCGCGCTCGGCGACTGCACCGCGCGCCATAAGCTCTTTTGCCGCGTCGGGGTGGTCCGACGCAACTTGGTCTGCTGTGAGCATGTTGTGTCCTTGTTCGGATGGGGGGATGGAGGCTTGCGGGGAGGTGGCATTGCTGGCTACAGGCGCACCGGCCCGCTGCAACAAAGGCGCGCTGGTGGCGCGGCTGGCGTTGAGTTTCTGCACCAGTTCGCCGAGGGTGGAAACACCGTCCACCAACCCTGCGTCTATGGCTTGCTGCCCAACAAAGACACGGCCATCGGCCATGTCGGATAAAACTTTTTCGGTGCTGACGCCGCGCTGCTTGGCCACGGCGTCTACAAACAAGCTGTAGGTGTAGTCCACCTGGTCTTGCATAACCTGCTTGCCCTCGGAGCTAAGGGGCGCGTAGCTGCTGGCGATGCGCTTGTATTTGCCAGCGGAAATTTCGGTGGTTTTGACGCCCTCAGAGGCCTGTTTGCCAGACACGTCGGTGTGGGTGGCCACTACGCCAATGCTGCCCACTTGGGTGGTGCTGTCGGTGATGTACACCGCATTGGCGGCGCTGCCTGCCCAGTAGGCGGCGCTGGCCATGGTGCCGCTGGCTAGGCTGACAATGGGTTTGGTGCTGGCGGCAATGGCGTTGGCCAGCGTTTGGGTGCCGTCTACCGTGCCGCCGGGGCTGTCAATGGCCAGCACGATGCTGTGCACGCCGGGGTCTGCCATGGCCTGCTGCAGGTCGCGCACGGCCAGCTCGGTGCTGGTGCCGCCGCTAATTTGGGTCATGAGGTTGGCGCGCTTGGCCATGACGCCGTCAATGGGGAGCACGGCCACGCCGTCTACCACTTGGTAGGCCTGGGGCTTGTTGTCTAGCGGGCGGCCAAGGCGGGCTTCGACACCGGCAATGTCAATCTTGTCGCCACGCAGGTGGGTGGCGTAGATGGCCTGAATTTCGAGTAGCTTGCCGGGCTCTATGGCCCAGGGCGCGTTGATGACATCGAGGAGCTTCATGCCCCCTACTGTCTTGATTTAAGGCTTTGCCAACTAGGGCAAATTGGCAAGACTCACAAAGCAGTTTTTTAGGGGCGCAGCAGCAGCAAAGCGCGGTTGCGCTTTTTGCGCCCGAGGGCGCGGCCGTCCCAGGCCCAGGGTATGCGCACGGCTTGACTGCTGCTGTGCACGGGCGCGGCGGCGCCGCTGATGGTGGGGATGGCTGTGGGTGTGCCGCCCTGCTCTGCGCCCAGCAAACGACCTTTAAACGCGCGCCCTGCATACAGGCGCCCCTTGCGCAGGCGCTGTTTACGAGCCATTAGGTGCCGTCAAGCACCGGGGTGCCGTTGCCCGCTTCGTCGGCCTCTAGGGTGATGCGGGGGGTGGTGCCGTCTTGGGCAAAGTATTGCTCGGTGCCGGTGCCCATTCCTGCGCGCTTGCCTGCCAGGGCGGCGAGCTGGATGCGCTGCAGTTCTTCGGCGCTTAAAGCGCCCTCGATGATGTGCGCCCAGGTGGCTGCGGCTATTGCAGCAGCGGTGGGGCCAGCGCCAGTGGCTACTTCGCGAATCTCATACTTGGCAAAGTCGACCACGATGTTGATCTCCACGCCCACACTTAGGGGCGCCAGGTCAAAGCAATCGGCGTTGGCAAAGCCGTCGTCGGTGTAGGTGTCGCGCACCAGGGTGAGAGTGTGCGAGCCGTTGTAGGGCACCAAGCGGCAGCCGCGCAGCAGCTTGGCGGCGGCGGCGGTGTAGGTGAGGCCGGTGATTTTGGGCTCGTTGCCTGCGGCGCTGATGATGGGCAGGTAGGCGCGGTGCGCGGGGGTGGACTTGCGC